ATCAGTGCGCCCGGAGGGAGTCGAACCCCCGACACTCGGGGTAGAAACCCGATGCTCTGTCCACTGAGCTACGAACGCCTAGAGACTATCTACGGGGAATGACCAAAGCGGCAGAACATTCACCACGGTTTACGAAACTCGGTAATTGCATGTAGTACAGAACACCATACCTGATAACTCGGTAAGTTTCTGCTCACACTCTTTTTGACCGCAAGGCTTTAATAGAGTAACACCAGCAACATAGGCTCCGATTACGTCAGATACTGTAGGGGGAGAGTATTGGGCAGTGCCAGGGGAGGGAATACCCTTGGACTTCCGAATGAAGTCCCATACAGCGAACAAGATGACCTGATTGACGGAGGCATCGATTTTCTTGGCGTACGTAATAATCTCATTTTTCTGACGACCAGTAAGCCTCAAATGAATGTCATAAAACCTATCGTAAAACTTAGCCCTTTGATACTCGCGTGTCACGAGGCTGAGTCACGCAGGATAAGGGTCTCCAGATACGCCGTAAGTGTCAAATCAACAGCGTCAGCCTGGTCAATCAACTTATTCTTGAGGTCGGCAGAGATACGCAGGGTCAGGGTTGTGGAAGGCCCTGTAGGGCGTACATATGGTCGGCCAGCGTTGCGCTTCATTTGGGTTTCTTGGTCAGGTATATCTTGTCGAACAAGCGATTCCATGACGCCTCAGCCTTAGCAAGCTCATCAGTGGCCTCCTTAACCTTCAGTGAAGCAGCGTAGATGCGTTCGAGTTTCTCGTTAAGTTTCTTTTTGGCTTCAGCGCGGTCCATGGGGGCGATACTACATCAAGAAAAGACGGGCGACAACAACCAGCAAGCCAATGCGCCAAACCTTAGAAAACAAGGACTCCCTAGAAAAAGCTATCCAGATGATGAAGAAAGAGTTGATTAGGAGTAGGGCTGAGAATACGAGCATTTCCGAGACTGACATGAGTAATCCCTCCGTGAATACTAGAACCACAAGCCTAGCCCCAAAATGACAAAAAAGCCAGTTTCTTAAAATGATAAAACTACTAAAACTGGCGAAACTACTAAAACCTGCAGAACTTGCGAAACTTGTGAAACTACTCAGGCTGGCAGGGTTAGCTCAACAGACAAGCCTAAACCCTGTAAAAAGCCCAGAAAGCTGGCGCGCGCGTTTGTTTTTCGGGAAAATTTTGTTGTTGGCCGTACAAAATTTCTTCGTTTTGCCGGCTGAGGCGGGTCGGCCGCTTGTTATTTGCGTTTTATGATAGTGGTGTGTTGTGGCAGTGGTGCTTTGTGCCTTGAAACACTGTTGGGGTGGGGATACCCGCCTTGTGTGCTATCACGGACAGGGGATACCCGGTCGGCAACTTAGCCTCGGCGCTGGTAGCCGGGACTTTTTGCTGTGTTGTGGTGTTGTGGTGTTGTTGTTGGCGGTTATTCAGCCGGTGGTGCGGTGATGGAGTATTTGTTTTGTTCCAGTTGTGAGACTATGTTCTCATAAACCTTGACGAATACTTCTCTGTCACCATTTGTGTGCATGCCATAAGCGGTATCACCTAATTGTTGTAATGTTTTGATGAGTGCTTCTGATTTAACTACATTTGTTTGCACACCAGAGTTTACGCTTTTTACGACACCCTGGAAAATACCCCAACTAGAATATGCATCTAAAAATGGTGCCACTTTTGTGGTGGTATCTATTGTGAGCCGGCGTACGTCCCCGGGTCTGGGCATAAACTTCTCATGGGTAGCCAGCTCCAGGAATGCCAGCCTCACGTCATCATAAGCCAAATCGCATAACAAGTCATACCATGCCCGGAAAACGAACTTCTCATCAGCCAGCATTATTGTCTGGTTGTAGGTGGCATAGGCCTGTCGGACGAGGTCGGATGTTTGGGCTTTGGTGATGGTCACCAGTCCTCCTTGACGGTCTGGCTGGCATCGTAGATTTCGGTGAATTGTTCGATGTGCTGGGAGTCCCTGAGGATGAGCTCAATGTCGTTGTACTTGGTCTTGGTCTTATTGCGTCCCATGTGGAAGTCTGAGAGGCTACAGCCGACTATGGCGTTCCTACAGCCATCGAGTCCGTAATCGTAGATAGCTGCTCCTATGGCTCTAGAACGCTTGATGTCTAGCTTGGCTCCGGCTGACTTTTTAAATTGAATTCTCCAGAAGTCAAATATCTCCTGGATGCTGGCAGGGTCTACTTGCTTAGCCTTGGTGGCCTGTGCGAGTGTCGCTACCCGTGGTCTCTTTTGTTGCGCCATTGGTGTCACTCCCTCTGTGAAGCCTGGGAAATTTAGCCGCGCCATTGTCCCGTGTGTGTTCACCGGGCCAGTATAACCTCGCTACTAGAGTTCTAAAGAATTCGTGGTGAAAGTTTATCTAAAGAAAAATTTCTCTTTATAGATATCTTTCTACTACGTTAAAGAAATCTAGAGGAGAAGAATCACTAGAAGTACTATTTGGAGGGGGTCTGGGGGAACCTTTCGGTTTCACCAACCAACTCTCCACAACTTGCTGTAGACCCCCTCAGGCTGAGGGCGGTGTTAAGCTAAGTAAGAATGTTAGACTCATTCTGTTTCACTAGCGGTCTATCGCCAGCGACGTCAAGATAGCACACCTCGCCACGCCGACGAGACATACCCCCTAAGTTTCTCTGGTATTCCTTTGATATATCACCAAGTATATAAGTGCACCATTCCTTTCCACCACCGTCGACTTAATCCGACTAATTCCCCACATCCCTACCGACCACGACCCCACTACACATCCCGGATAGATTTATCTGAACATCAAGTTACGTTGACGGAGCGTGTTCGCGCGTCGGCGGGGCTCTGTGTGCTAAATTTGTGATGTGGCGTCGGAGTTACCCCTTTGGCTCCGGCGTCACACTAATCACTCGGCGGGAAAATACGCCGTGGCACGGTGCGAAGAGTAACTCTCTAGGGTCCGTGGTAAGGCCCAGACTGGTTACTCCCCTTTCTGCGCGCCGGGCTAGTGTGATGAGCGAGACCCTGGCGTCATGAGGATGGCGTCAGGGTTTTGTTTGTCGTTCGCTTTCGAATCCAGGCATGTCGTCCCGACCAACCATCTCGCCGGCCGCGTTCTCCCGACTCCAATCCCCGGTCCTCCCGTAATTGGCTTTAGTCTGCTGTTCCGCCCACGCCGGCCCAACACCCCATGCATGTCTGACGGGGGAGTTGCCGACGGTTGAGTCACCGGGTATCTTAGAATCCATCAAATCTTGAATCTCCACGATGGCTATCCACAGCGTCTCCATCTCCTTGCCAACCCATCTGTCCCTGGTGTATGCACGATATGAAAACACCAATGCAACAACAGCAAGCACTGCTGCGCTGATAGAAATTATTTCTGGAATCATGTTATTTCCTTCCTTCCGCACTGAGGCGTGAAGCTAGTTGTTCTGATTGTTTGTCATAGAAACGCGTCCATGCCCATTCCTCATGGTTGACTGGGGCGTCTGAGAAGTCGCTGGAGGCGAGTTCACGTCCTAATCGAAGCTCAAGGCAGCTGATGCAGAGCATCCCACCATGCTTCTTCATATCGACACTGGCCCAAACATCAGCGCCCACCACGTAATACTCACCAATGTCCTGTGTATCGACCTGGCAGTCGACGCAAGCAAATACATTTCGTCGTTTGGTGCGTGGTTTGCTCATACTGATTCTCTTTTCTAGTAGTTATTTTTAAAGTGTACCGTTTAATTAATTGCTTTCCACCACCGTCAGCTTAATCAGCATCCAGAAACTGTTCGGCGGAGGTCCGGGTGGCCGCCAGACTCGTCGAAATTATCGTTTTTTCCACAGGATGCGTGCCGGCCACGCGGGGTGGGACTCCAGCACGTGCGGGATGGTTCGAAGAAAGTGACTTTTTTGACGAGTCATCCAGGGCCCTGGCGGCTAGCTGCGAATATCGACGATTTTTTAACTTTATTAGCAGCGACTGGGCTGAGCTCCAGGCATCACCAACCAGGCGTCCCAGGTAACGACTCGAAAAAAGTGACTTTTTCAGCAACCCCGGCAGCCCGCCGGCTTGAATTCTGGTGAAATAAATGGGATTTTTCATGCAGCCACACGGGGTGGGATGTCTTCTGCCAGCGGCAGCATGAACCAACCCTTTTCCCACATCATCCCAATCGCCGAGTATCCCAACAAGTCGGCGAAGGTGTCGACCAGCGGTTCGTTCTGTGGTGTTCGGTTACCGGTAAGCAAATTTTGCATACGGGCGACCTTGTCATGACATCTAACAAGAATGCCAAATCGACCAAAGCGCGCAATGTTTTCGTGCCCGTAGTCATGCTGCTTTCTTACCAAAATTCCCTGAATTTCGAGGAGGAGGGACCGGAATGCGTCTTCAGAATTCTCGATATTTTTGAAAATTCCGAGCTTGATACCGGCCGACACAACAATCGAACCGAACAAAGTCCAGTACTCGGCCGCCGCGGCGTTAGAAATTGTCTTTTTTTCAGCAGCCGCATCCGGGTGGGGCGACGGGCCCATCAATCCAATCAAATAATCGAGATATTCCCGAATATCTTCAGGCTTGTCCCAGGACTTAAAGCTGTGGTTGAACATCCAGTAGAGGGAACGCGTTGCCGCATCGTCCCAGCTGGTTGGCTGTTCGGAATACATAAATTTTATATGCTTCTCAACATCAAACACGACACCGTCCGAATTTCGAAAGGTATCCACCACCGTCAATCTATTCGTCATAGTCCCTTACTCTCTCCCCACCTAGGTGGATTGGTTTCGTACATTGAATCTATCAGCTCGGTCATCTTTTCCATCGCGAATTCCCAAGCGTACTTCCGAGGCCCCGGCTCTAGGGTGTCCAAAAAATCAACTACTACACGAAGAGACTCAGTTGAGAACGCTGCGGTTATTGATTTGGGGTTGGATGTAGGGAAGAGTATTGGGCCGTTGTCGCCGTTGAGGGCGGCCCGCGGAACATGTATCGCCCTGATGGCCACCCGCCCAGTAGTCGCTATAAAAATTGTATTCTGAAACTCATCATTCTCGACATCCTTGAATGTCTCCTGCATGTTTTCGATGAGAGCGTCGCTGACCCCGTCGTCAATATGACCTTCCATCACAGAAGCAAGACCCGCTTCGATGTCGGCAACCACCAGAGGTCTATCCAGACTCGCATCGAGGTAGACGGTTTTGACGTTTTTTTCATTTTTTTGGGCCGCAGCTGCGGCGCCCGTGCCGAACAATCCGTTAATTTCCCATTTTTTCGTCATTTTTTTAAACGTTCCCTGGTTCCGCCGTCATCACTTCATCTCCGCGGCTTCAATCTCGTTGGCCATTTCGAGAACATCCCACCCGTAGTGGTCTTTAATCATCGCTGCTGCAATATCCATTGCTTCGTCTCCGCCCGAGGCTTCTACTGGCGTGGAATATAAAGTGAAATAATCACCAACGAATGTCACTTGGTAGTTTTTGTTGTCAGCCATAGTCTATTGCTCCCTCATAACTAATTCTATACACTCTTCGTTCTGGCATTTGAGGTCTTCTGTCTCAAGGTCGAATGTGTCGCTGTGGAAATCGCCGTTTTCATTCACCCAGTATTGCTTCTGGTCTGTGGTCATCTTGTCGAAGTCTTCTGGTAGGTCTTTATCGACATACCATGTGGCGTAGCGCGTGCTGCGAATCAATCTGTCTTCCCAGATGATTGCGTCGAATACTTTTCTCATGAGATACTCACGGTCGTGGGCCCGACTGGTTCGGGCAGCGAGCCCTCTCGGGGGAATACCATGTACCCGTCTGGGTCGCACGCAATGCCAGTAACCCAAACCTCGCGTTCGATTAGGGCTTTTGCCCCTATTACATTCTTTACTTTTAGGAGCGCGGCAGTTACTGCCTCGTTCCGCTCGTCGCATTCGATATCTGTGGTTACTTGAACCGTGATTCGATAGATGGTCATCGGACAATCTCCTTTTTTAGTAGATAAGCAACCATAACCGCTGCGACATTAAATAGCAACCCCTAAATAAGAATATTTCCAGAAAGATATTTGCCTTAATAGTTGCATTGGCGGGGCTAGCGGCGTACTAAATTCTGGCCATGGACAACAAAACGCGATTTGACAGATATATCACGGCCCTTACTCAATTCAGCCAGCGAGAAGGGCACTGCAACGTGGCCGCCTTGCATCGTGAAAAAGTCGGAAATTTAGATGTTCCACTGGGTTCCTGGGTCGGGTACGTGCGTCATCGTCGTCGAAAAAATCAACTTTCTGAGCAAAACACGGCGGCCCTCTCTTCCGTGCATGGATTCGAGTGGGGTCCACTCAGCCCTGGGCCACCGACAAACAGCAAAAGAAATCAATTAATTCGCGAAGCCCGCGGCGCAGGTAACTCCCTGAGTCAAATCGCCGATATGTTCGAGTTGAGTCGGCAACGAGTCCATCAGATAGTTCATAATGTCCCTGTCTGATTCGAAGCGCCCGAAGTACGGGTCTCTTCCACCACCGTCAAGCAAAGCGACGAAGGCTGGATTTTTTGTTGGGGGCTTGATTCTCGCGTTGTTGTTGCTCGTGATGTACACGGCGGTTGCGCGATTCATATTGGTGACCGCCGCCGATGCCGGGGCTTTCGACTGGAAAATCAGTAATTTGAGATTATCTGTGGTTGTGTTTTTGTTGCTGTCCGTGCGATGGGGTCGAAATTTCGAGAACCTTAGTCGCAGTCGTAAGAAGAATTAGATTTATTACTCGGGTGTGCGCGTAGGGAGCGTTCGAATTCGGCCTGCTCATACGCCCACCTTTCGTCCTCGGTGAGTTTCGCCAGTTCTTCTTCGCTCGGGTCGTATCTATCCGGCCATGTCTGCCATGTCGGAAGACTCGGTAGTAATCGTAGGTGTCGTTCGTGTGGCATTAGGTTTTCATTCCTTTGATTATTTTTCCGTCTTGGTCGGTCAGCGTGATGTCGTTGTAGGCGTACGACGAGCCACTCATGTCCTCGCTAATCCAGTCGTTAATCATTCCCCAAATATCTTCGTCGGTCGCATCCTCGTCATTCATCTCGTTTAGTTCTTTGCGGATTTCTTCTACATCGTAGATGAATGTGCGCGTGGCAATTATGTGTTTATGTTTCATTTTGTTCCTCTTTCTTGATGGCCAGTAGTGTTTTGTCATAGATTTCTCCAGCGGATTTTAGTATTTCGACTGACAACTGTCGCGCCGTGTCATAAACTTTCCACGCGTCGGTCTTCTGTTCGTCTGTCGTTTTAGCGACCGTTTTCCGCGCCCTAAATTTGTCAAAACATTCTCGGCATACCCTGTCGTCAGTCTCGCCAAATTCGTTCAGCGGATAATAGCCGTTGCCGTCGGGTACATCCGTACCACAATGGTCGCAGTCATATTCACTGACACTATCGCCTAGCGGAACGACCCTAATAATTTCGTTTTTCATTATTTAGCCTCTTCTTCCGTTTCGGGTTTGGCTACATCTTCGTGTTCGCTTATCTCTTCAAGAATTGCCATGATGTCAATGCCCTCATTAAATTGTAGATTTTCTAGGTCTATGCGGGCGTTCGCTGGCGTGTACTTATTGGCTGTGACCTCATCGAGTATCGCCGTGTAGTACTGAATCGTGGTCACGAGGCTCCCATGTAGGTCGTCCAGTAATTCATCGAGTGGCTTGTGGTCAGACATTGTCGCTTCCTTTTATGTCTTTTAATGAATCTTTTTCTGCTTCGGCCAGAGTGAATGGTTTGCCGTAGGCGAGAACGCCTACCCTGTTGTACTCAAACAGTTCACCGCTTCTCGACCACGGCAGTCCGCGCCTGTAATACTTAACGCCGTTGATGTAAACTTCTTCGCTCATTGTGTTACTCGCCTCCTTGGTTGTCGTAAGAACAGACTTGACCATCGCAACTGCCGTATGTCTCGCAGAATCCTGCGTAATTATCGCACTCACTATTACGCTTTCGCCTGCCGTGCTGGTCAGAATGTCGTATGGCATTCGCCAAACCCCTGCGCTTACCGCGCTGGTAAATAATCAGAGTAGAAACTAATCCCATGAATAATCCTCTTTTCGTTTAGTAGTTAATCGTTTCTTAGTTCGTGACCCATTAGTTCTTTGTAGGTGTGCTTAAGCATAGACGGATAAATTGACTTTACCTTATTCCCTTTGCGAAGATTACCCAATTGCGCTATCGCGTCCTCGATGTAAGGAACTATGGCTATTCTGTTTTTCTTGCAATAAGTCAGACATTGCATTGCCGAGATATTACTGAATCCCGAGTTGCCAGCGCAAACGCCACCGTCCGTCACCCATATCATCGGGGAGTTATGGCGTTGTCTGTGCTTAACGCCCCACACAAGTGCAGGAAAGTCTACGCCGTTGCCGAATCCAGTTTCGGGTAGTTCGCTAACCATACGCCCTTTGTCAGCGACTATAAACATATTCGTGCCACTGCCAGCCCTGTCTGTGTAGAGAGCCACTAGTGCTCCTGGCGCGTTCTCTACGATGTTGCGAATCTGCTCGTGGGTAAAGTTCATGGAGCCACTCGCGTCGATGATTACTACGCCACCACGACCGCGTGTGACCCTGTCAAAGATTCTCATCTCGGGGTCGGTGACTATTCTGTGCATTCGGCGTGGGCGCAGTCCGACATTAGAGGCAACTCGCTTTTTACCGATATTGCCTTTTGTCAGTTTGGGCATTGGCAAACGCTTCACGCGGAGTTCGGTCCAGTTAATAGCCTTGTCGTTAGGCGAACTTGGCGTGATGTTCGTAATCGGAGTACCCGACATACGCCCTTTAGTTTTATCGCCGTCATCGTCGCCGTGTTTATTACTGTGAACGCCCTCGCTTTCACTTGCGTCTGTAGTTGATGAAGATTTTGCGTCTTTTTCTGCTTTTTTCTGCTTTTTTTCTTCGCGCTTGTCGCCGTATTCTTTTTCGATATCTTTTGGGTCTGCGTCGATAAGTCTGTCTAGCCATTCGGCAAGTCGCTCCGTATGCGTGAATCCGAGAGGCGCGAGTTTGCTTTTGGAATCTTCGGCTGTACTGGCTAGCCCACCATGCTTATCTGCTTTTTTCATTTCTTTGATAGCGCGTTTACTGATGTCCAGTAGCGCGTCACCCCATACGCGGTTATGCCTGCGTACGCCGTTCAGGAATGCTTTATTCGCTTTAGAACTGGCGGTCGCGAAAGTCATGGTTACTGCTAATGGCCAGTCTTTGAGAAGTCCAATGCGCTCACCGTCAGCCATTTCGCTACCGTCCGCTAAAAATTCGTTCATGGCGAATCCTGCTTTTTGGCAGAGGTAATTCACGCGCAATTCCTCTACCGCTTTCAGCGACCTGCTAGTAGCGACCTTGCGCTCTATCCATTTTGGCCATTCGTTTGCAGGGGAGATTTTTGAGTGCATGAGTTCGTGGGCGCGTATCACTCGCGCTAGTTCGTCGTCGTTGCTCGGTGCATTCATGACGCGGTTTATCAGGTCTGTGCGTGGGTCGCCTCTACGCGCTTCGCAGTGGTCTACCGTCCACGCGCCACCGCCAGTATCCCTACGCCCGATTAGTTCAGGCGTAGGGAGTAGGTTGATGTTTACTTTCATGACGCGACACCGTCAATGCGAATCGCGTCAAGAATGCTCTCGGCTCGTTCACCGAATGTCAGTTTGCAGGCTCGCTCGTCACCGAGAGCCTTGCGAAGTTTGTCGTAGACTAAGAACGCTCGCAAAGAGATTCTACGGTCGCCAGCGTCAGCCATGCGCACCGCGAAGTCGCGTAGGTCGGGCGAGAGCCGTAGCAACGCTGTTGGGTGCGGAGTGTTGATACGAATCCGAATCGGGAATCGGTCAGCCAGTGCAGTCGGCAACTCTTCAATGCTTTCCAAGTTGGTCGTCATAATGGCGGTGAATCCGTCTAGCGGTGTAATCGTTTCGTTGGTATGTGGGTTCTCGAAAGAAGCCGATTCAGGCGAATCGAGCATTGACAAGAGCGTTGCAAAAACATCGCCTGACGCTTTGTCTATCTCGTCCACGATAAGTCGTCCACCGCTCACTCCGTTGCCCTGCCACGCCTTAGTAGCCGAGCCGTCCAGCCACTTGACACTGCCTTTGCCGTCAGGCATGAATCCACCTGTGACATCCATGTTGGTCATGTCCTCTGTGCAGACGAGCCTGAACGCTCCTGCCTCGACATTGCCCATTGACTTGCCAGCGTATGTCTTGCCGATACCACTTGGGCCGTACAAGATAATTCTGTCAATGCCGTTTTCTAGGCAGTCATTAAATGCCTGCCAGCATTCGGGAAGTTTCGTTTCAATTGTCATTGGTTCCTCAGTTCTAGTAGTAGGTTTTGTCTTGCCCTGCCCATGCTATCTAGGCGACAGACAGAATATTCTGTGGTGTACCGCCATACCAGCGTCCTCACCACCCTTCAGGAGTGATAAGTGGTATGGCGATACAAGGAGCACTCTATCGAGGCGACAGACAGAATATTCCAAGAGCCCCGGCACACTCGCCGACCGCATCGGGGCTCCCGTGGGACGAGGTGAAATTGTTATTTATTTCTCTTTATTAGGCTCGCTCTGCCTCGCGGTCGGCCTTAGCGTCACGCACTTCCCACAACCCTTTTTTGATTTTGCGGAAGGACGGAGATTCCTGTAAGTATTTAAGAGTCGTCTGATACCCGAATCCAGTCTCGACGATTAGTTCATCTGTTGAGAATTGCTGGAAGACTCTCGTGCTAGCCCACCGCATGAACGCGCTCCATTTGTCTGCCCGTGATTCGGTCTTGGGGATAGCCGATTCCTCCGTATCCACTTGGATACCGCAGTACTTGGTGGCAAGTTCTAGGAGTACCGACTCCATTACCGAATAGGTTGCCATGAACTTCAGGGGGTTGCCGACAGAACCTTCCCGTTGCCACACCTGTAGCACACGGAGACCCCGATATGTCTCGGCCATCTCGTCTCGACGCTCGTCGGAAATCAAGAATCTGTTGGGGTGAGCAGCAGCCCACATGGACTCCCACTCGGTAGCAATGAATTGGTCAGTAATGGTTTTCATGCTTGAATTCTACTTGGGCGACAGACAGAATATTTTGAGAATATGGTTTTTTTAGCCTTATCGGCCGTTTTTGAGGTCTTTCTGGACATACCAAAACACCGCTGGGGTGTGACTCTTGTCTTCTCGAAGGAACTGAATCTCTAGGTGGCGAATAGCCGTCTCGATGTCGTCGTTGATAGTCCCCCACTCCGTGTTCGTGCCGTTGTTGAAATGCCCCATGTCCAAATCTGAGCGCATGGTCTCTATCGCTTCTGTGCCGGTGCTGTTTAGTACATAGTAGTTCTCTTCGAGCAGGTCGATTATCTCGGAGAGTCGTTGGTTGCTTAGTAGTGACTCGTTCACTTGTCCTCCTTTTTCAGGAACTTATATAAATCGTCGATTAATTTGGGGGAAATTTCGGTTTCGATTACTCTTACTTGTTTATCGTCGAGTTCTCCTAGTCCACTAATGAATAAACCCGACAAGTTGTCTAAAGCGTCTACTTCTTCATCAGTAAATGGGGTTTTGCTCGCTAGTGGTGTCATGTGAAATTCATTGTTTGATAATTTCTGTTTCATTTCCTCTCCGCCCCATCGCGTAATATCGACGAGGTTGCCTTCGTCGTCCGCAATTCCTATTGCCATGCGCCCACTGCCCACCATAAACAACTGTAGCGATTCGATTATCAGTTCAAGGTCAAGTCGTGTGAATTGTCTATCGGAATGAACCGTCACTGGCACTAGGTCGTCGGGGTCAGCCATTGTTGTTGCGCTTAACCAGTTCCTGATAGACATTCGACATTTCACAAAGGTATTCGTCGAACGACATCTTGAATGGGAACTCCGTATCATCGATAATCTTATGAAAATCAGAATCCTGTGGAATATTGTTCCAAGTGTCAAGGAACCGATATCCTTCCGTAATGTATTTGCCTAAACCGTCGATGAATACATCTCCATCGTTCAAGATTATATACCTATCAATGCCGTCTAGCAGAGACAGAGAGGAACCTGAATCCCACCTGACTTCGATTTGACCGAAGTCTTCATTCTGACCAGTCACCGTACCTAAATCACCAGTTTTCAATTTGGTATGTGGGTCATCGGTGTGGACGAGCATGATTCGTCTCCCTACCTTGCTAGACAGCGTTGATGTTTTCATCGGGTACCTACTACTCCGAATCTGTTTTTTGGCTCAGGATGTTGAGGTATGTAATTGACGCTAAATCGTTTATAGCCAACGATAAACCGCAGACTCCGAGAAGGTCGAGTAAATCCATTGCGGACATTCTCTCTCCATCCTCGTCTATGTGGTCTTCGTTGATTAGGTCGGCGAGGTTATTTGCCATTTCTAATTGGGTAATCTCACTCGAATTTAGTTCCTCTAGTTGTATAATCTCTCTTGGATTTAGTCCTTTTAGTCCAGTGTCCATGATGTCTCCTTTAGAGTTTTTCGAGGATTTTTGCTGGCTTGACTTTGAGTGCCTTGCACACCTTGAGCAGGGTGTCGATGTTTGGGGAGTAATGCCCCTTTTCAATGCGGTTAATTGTCTTGCGCTCGATTCCGGCCTTCTCGGCCAAACCGCTTTGTGTCATGTCTTGACTAAGCCGTTCCTTTTTCAAACGGCTACTTAATTGCTTTCGTTTTGATGTGGTATCCATGTTTCCTTTTCCTTTGTTTGTGGTTGATATTACAGCGTTACTGCTTCTGCGTCGTCGATGAGTCCTTCAATTAGGTCGTACATGTTGCTGTTGATGAAGTCGAACCCTTGTTCTTCATCAAACGACTGTACGGCTCTGTTCCAAACATCGACTGGAATTGGTACGGCGTTTGTGTCTTTGTATGACGGATTGAATAAGTCCCTATCCCACCAAGACGCGCATATCTCTTGCTCTTGGTCTTTGTAGGTATTCAGCATGGTGATTACTTCCCTGACTTTCATGCTGACACCTTCTTCCATTCCCTCATGTCTGCGTCCATGCCATCGCAGATTTCCATCAGGACTTCATGACCGTTTTTACTTATTCGTTCCCATCGCTCTTCGTCGGGGAGTGCCTGAAATGCGTCGGTTTCAAATTCGGGATTGGATGTCGCCACATCGCCAACAGCAATGATATTGCCTTTAGCGAAGACATGCCAGCCAGCAAAGAACTCCGCTTCCTCGGTGTAGTGAACGCCGATTACGAGTTTTGGAAATAGTTCTGAGACTTTACGGAGCAACCCAATAGCAGGCGACCATGCGCTCTCAAACTTGAAGTGTAAAGAACCGTTGAGCAGGTCTTCGGGGTCTAGTTCAACATCACAAGCACCCCACTTGGTATCCCACTTGGCATTCGCCCAGTCGTACCAGTCCTTGTGGCCGTACTTAATCATGTTCTCGGCTTGCTTCCGCTGGTTCTCGTCTTGTTCGTCGCCATTGGCGAGGCTCCCAGAAATTGTGTCTGCGAGGTCTTGTGGAATCGGATACAACTGATTAAGGCTGTACTTCTCTTCGGGGTCTGTTGAGCCATCCTTGACTCTCATGGCGTTGATGAGTTCCATTATGTCCTCATCCTTGCCCGAGACTTCTGCGTATTGCCAACACCAGTTCGGCATGTCATCATCCTTTGTTAGTAGTGGAATCATACAGAAGAAGAACATCTAGTCTTAGGAGTGCGACTTCTTCTGTACTTGCTATGACCCTATCAGGCCGACAGACAGAATATTCTGACACCGTGTCCCACGATAGTCCTTTCCACCACCGTCAAGATAAGGGAGCCATTTCTGTCCGACCCAGTTGAGACACTACCTGCGAATACCACAAATTACAACCTGTTATTTAATGGGGCGAACACCTGTTCGGGGAGCCCCGGTGGCCCATGGTGCATGCGGGGCTCTTAAAAACAAATTAGTCCAGGAACACCAGTCCTACGCTGTCCGATGTCCAGCCTTCGCCGTTCCTGAAGAGGCTGCGTATGGCTTCCTTGATGTCTTTGAAATAAAAGAATATTTCGTCGTCGGCTACGCCGTACTCGTCGAACTCTCCCTCGCCTGCTGGGTCGGGGGCAAACGAGGCGTAGTAATCTAGCGTCTCGTTCTCGTCATCCCAAGACATGGTTATCTCTGCGCCGATGAGAATCCTCTTCCTCATCGAGACATTCACCACATAGCAGAAAACTAAACCTATTGCGTGGATTAGTTTAGTCATTGGCTGTTACTACATCGAGATACTGCGTGAATGCGTCTGCTGGTTCTGCGGAATTAGGGTAGACGGACTTTGCGTCACTCGTAAACCTCGCAAAGTATGCCTTCATCTTGGAACTAAAGCCGACTAGATGATAATCGTTACAACCGCCACGACCCATGTTTTCTACACGGCAGAATATTTCCTTTTTTTCGTTGATGATGTTTGCCACCCACGCCACTCCGTGAGAGTGCTCCATTTCGCTAACGATTCTGAATGCGTAGTTGTCTGCCAATTCCTCGTTCTGCGGTTTCTCGACAAGAGCCTGAAACGCTGTGGGCATGTCTGCGTATCTCATTTGTACCTGCTTTCGTTTAGTAGGTTTGTTATGAATCAGTCTAGGTCTCAGTGTATCGAGAACCCACCACACTCCCTCAGAAACTCCACGAACTCTTGAACATTCTCGACTGAGAACCCATAGTTCCCCTCGAATGATTCGCAAGTGCCAGCACCGTCACAACCGTTACACCAGCCGAGTATGCGACCAGTCAGGATTTGGTTTTCAGTGCTCAGTTCTTTGGTTGTAAAGCCCTCTCTTACTCCGAGTTCGTCCGTACGGATTCCAGTTGCGTCGCAAATAGTACAGTCCGTTCTCGGCAGGGAAGCCATTTTATTTCGGTAATCCGTCTCGTAGTTGGCAAGAGCCCCCGAGTCAATGTCCGTCTGTAGCAGTTGTGCGAGTTTGTAGGAGTCGTCGGCGTTGAGTCCGTCTCCGTCGTTTGAGTGCCAGTGCTCACACTTGTCAGCGATGTCGGGGTACTGTTGCGTTATGAGACCTGCGAGTGGATGCCACCACCACACATTGTTCCTAAAGTACGAGCCACGCTCGCTAGTGGCGTTGTTGCCCATTACATCCATGCCCATTTCTGTACCTCTTTCGTTTAGTAGGTTTGTTATGAATCAGTTTACGACTGGCTGGCTTCTTTTACTCGCCACGCCTGAATGATGGATTCGACCTCTGCGATACATTCTCCGTCAGTGGATTCCTCGCCGTGAATCGCCACCGCACTCAGAATGAGGTCAAGAGTCTGCCCCTCGTTCTGTGGCTCTAGGTCGTAGGTGTCTGCTTCGACCTCGTTACGCTTTGCCTCATGCTCTGTCCAAGAGCGGAACTTGATGGTGATTTCATTGTCACTCATAACCACATCCTTTTCTAGTAGGTACTACAACTGTATCAAGCCGACAGACAGAATATTCTAGGAACTTGCGTAGCCAAAGAAAGTGAATGTACCTTTGGGCTGTTCGTAGCAAAGTGCGTCGCCCCACTTCTCCTCAAAGATATCAATTAGGCTCTCGGCTTCGCCGTGAAATAGCGATTTGAGAGTTTCGCATTCGGGGGAGTTTGCTGTCCAAGAACCCTCAAACAACTTGACTATTTCGTCGGCTGATTTGTCGGTTGTCGGGATTATCTGAAATCCTGGTTTTTCGCAAATTGTTCCCGTGTAGCCACCGTGACCACACTCCCAATATGCCTCATCGACCAATGACCTGAATGCGCCCTTAGCGGTCTTTGAGACTGCGCTACACCTAAAGTTATCTGCTCCCATTATGTACTCCTGTTCTAGTAGGTGATGTAACTCTAGTGGTACGACAGACAGAATATTCTGTTCGCACTCCGTGAGCCCCGGCGGTTGGCTCGCTCATGTCGCCTTCGCCGTTAGCAACGAACGCATATCGAGCAACATATCGCCAACCCTGACAGACGAAACGACCTCGCTCTGCGTCATCTCTTTCAACGCCTTGTCAATGATAGCCAGCGCCTCTGCGATTACTGTCGCCTCATCGTTCGTGGCCATTAGTGGTGGTAATCCCATATGACTAGGTACTGCTGAGTGGGGTCACTCTCTATCCGCTTATTCAGGTCGTCGGTTTCTGCCGTGTAGTCCTCTATGTCGTAGAAGTGTTGTTCACTAGTGAAGTCATCGTGGACTATGGATAGAAGTTTCTTCGCACGAAACAATGCCAAACTATCGGACAATGCCTGCTGTTTTTCGTCTTTTGTTAATTTGTTAGTTTCTGCTGAATAGCGATTAGCGAAACTGTACCGCTTATTCGTGACGAGTTCTTCAATGGTTAGGTCTTTGATACCCTCTAAGTCACGCTCAATTGTGTCTTGTGTGAATTGTTTGTATTTTGCAATTGTCGTCTTGAACAGTTCAGGGTTGTCCCCGTAGCAGAGAACATTATTGGGGAGTTCATCACTCCAACGCCCGCCGTGTTCACTCCAGTCCGACCAGCCTGCGCTGTATTCGTTCCAGTTATTCACTTTATCTACCGCTTCTTTTGCTGACTGTGCGGTTACTGCCAAGAGTATGCCTGTGTGCATTATGCGCTCTCCGTTTCTAGTAGGTACCAGTAACACTACCTGACCGACAGACAGAATATTCTACAGCCGACCCTTTCCACCACCGTCAAGGTAAAAGGGTATCCTATATGGGGGCGCGCACTACAATTTCGGGTCAAGTGGTTGTGGTGCGCGCTCTCCATGCGAACATTTTTTTAGGAAGCCCCGCACGGATGGGGGCCAGGCGGGGCCCTTGGGGAGCAATGCGCTCTTCACTCCTCGCCCTCCATCGGGTTGCTCGCCACCTCACCGAACGCCAGTTGGTACAAGTCACGCCCTGCCTTCCAGTCTGACCAGTCGCCGTCACTCTTGATGTCTACCTCGTCGCCGTAGTAGTACTTCGCACGAATCAGCGAAGCGGTAACCACTGCGTCGTAGGGCTTCTGTGCCGTCTTACAGAAGTCGAAGATGCTCGGCTCGCCTTTGTCATGGTTGCGTTGTTCTACTCGGGCAACCCACACAAACGATTCGTGAGACTCTTCGCCAACGCCGTTGAACGCCACTCGGCTCTCTGTGAACTCGGGCTTGCCCTCTCCGTGAGCGTCGCCTAGTTCTATCCCTAAGAATCTCACCGCCGTACAGATACGCTTGATGTCAAGCGCCAGTGCGCCGTAGGATTCTTTGATGTGGGGCTGGTCTCGTGAAGCAAGTTGCCTGTACCAATAATGCGTATATCCCATTTTATTCTCCTAGTTGTGTGGTCGGGCAGTCGGTGTATGGATTCTCTTTGCCTTCGTTGTCTTCACAAGAACAGAAGTTGTAGATACCCACTTGCGTCTCGTGAGTCAAGTCTGCCAACTCACCCCAACTCATACTCCCACCTTTATCTATTGCTTTGCGCCATTTATCTATGTACTTGGCTGTCACTGACATATGGGTTTCCTTTGTCTAGTAGTGAATAAGTGGGAACGGGTTTTTTGGTCTAGACCTCAACCCTTTTCATTGAGCGCAACTGCTATGTGCCCACTTGATACAACCCTATCCCACCGACAGACAGAATATTCTGGGCGACCCTCTAATCAAGAGCGAAGTGCGGGGCTTTTCAGAGACCGAACAATGCCCCACTCGCCCAAGGGGTTAGGCGAGCAGGGCTATTGTCGGGGTTCGGCTACGCCGTGATGAATAATTCTTTCACCGCGTCAGCGAGCGAGCCTCGCGCTTGGTCGTTGTCCGAGATTACCTCGTCAGGTGTGTCCTCAAAGCGCAAGACACTTGCCACGCCCTCGGCACACGCCAAGACGAGAAGTCTCACGCGCCGTTTTGCTGGGTGCTCTGACGGTGGACCGTCAAAGGCTTCGGGGTCGCCATTGTCTATCGGCGCCGCCCAACCGCAAGTGAGTACGGCTACATAGTCGCTAACTTTCGCGACCTCTCGGCTGTCCTCGCTGTCAAGCAGGTCGTAAACATCGCTATGTTCGCCTGCGAGCGTGAGAGAGACTGTCTCGCCCCCCTCAATGACCGCGAACAACATAGCGCGCTTCATACCGAACGCGTTACCTGTCTGACTCAATTTGGCGAGTAACCCCTCGTGGATTATCTGTTCCGTGTTGAGTGCTTTATCAACAATGCTGGCTTTCACGGGTGTGTCCTTTCGTTAGTAGGTACTCACCACGCTACCCTACCGACAGACAGATTATTCTGACCCGTTCCGAGAGCCCCGCCCAACTTGCATTTTTGGGGCAGGTCTTTGGACTACGATAGGTCAATGATTTACGACTTGAGTGAGTACCGACGCCGGGGCTTCGGGGTGCGGATTTTTGGTGTGGCTAAGTCTGTCTCGCTGGTGTGTTCTTTGCTGTCGCAAGTAGAGCAAGATATTGCTCAGATACGAGCCGACAGATTTCGCCTGCGCTTCGCTGTGGTTCAGGGGTAGAGCCTTAGCCCTACCCCCTCACCTGCGGTTTATTTCGTGGCTGTCTTGCCGAGTGCCAATGACACCCTGACCTGCGTATAAAAGGTCGGCTCAACACAACCCTGTTCCTGCTTCGCCGTAATCACGCCCTGCTTCACGGCTTCGTCAAATGCCTTCGTGTCAATGGCAGACTTTGTAACCCTGTCAAAGATTTTCGGCGTGACTAACTTGCGAAGTTTCTCAAGAACAAAGTTCCTGCGAACGCTCTCAATGATTTTGATTTTTTTGTCACCGACAAAGATTTCGTCTGTGCCTTCGTCGCCTGCGATTTCGCAGAGTAACGCTTTTGCGTCTGTGACCGCTTGCTCGGCTCGCTCTTGTGCCACAAGTGCGTCAATGTAAACGACACCTGCGCTCTCAAGTTGCGTCAGAGCCTTTGGTCGGCTGGTGGCTGTTGCGGTCTTGCCCATATGTATTTCCTTTCACTAGTAGTTGCTACCTTGTCGGTAGGTGTAACCTACCCTATCGGCACGACAGACAGAATATTCTGATTTTCGCATATTTCTTTTGAGAGCGTATTTCCGTGTGCCTACACGGTTTTGTGGCAGGCGGGGCTTGTCGGAGACGAAAGAGAAGGGGTGGCAGGTTGCCCCACCACCCCTTTCCTACCTGTTACTACAAGTAACGGCTGACCGCCGAGTAGGTGCTCGTTGAGACAACTTCCTCGTCTGTCATCTTGAGCATACGGATAGCGTTCTCAAGTTCTTTGTTACCCGTTTCGTAGTCGGTGTACTCGTTCCCCCGACAAGAACTGTGGGGGTCTTGTGGTGCTTCGGCTTTTACGCCGATAACACTCTCTGCGATAAGGACAGTTACCGTGAAAGCGTGAAAGCCCTTGTCGTTATCGCTTCGCCAGCGATTTGTAGACGAGACTTCTTTGACGGTGGCTTTCCCTGTCTTGATGAAAGCGAGAACCTTCTTGTCGGCGTTTTCTGTCGCCTTCTTGTAGGCTTCACAGTCCTTCTCGTACAGTTCGTGGTCTTTCTTGCGTTGCTTGAGAACTGCCTCAAGCGCGTCAATGACCTTCACGGTCTTGACTTTGACATTTATGCCCTTCTTAGCCATTTGTGGTATTCCCCTTCTGTAGTAGGTACTGACCACACTACAGAGGCGACAGACAGAATATTTTGGTGTGTACCACTATCAACTCTCGCTGATGGCAACCCTTTCCACCACCGTCATACAATGGGGGCGTGTCCGAGCCTTCTTATTTTTGGCGCGTGGTTTCGGGGGTACAGACAAAGTGCCGAGCGAACATCTGTTCGGAGAGCCCCGCTGGGTCGGGTGGCGCGCGGGGCTTTTTGCGCGCGATGGGTCTTTAGTCTTTTCGTGCCTCGCTGATTAGTCGTAGTTGTTTTACGCTTACCCACTCATCCATTGGCGTTGTCTCGAAGCACTCGGCGCACATCCCCTCTTGTACATCGTTCACGCCGTTACAAGCGAGACAACGCGCCTTCTTGTTCACTCGTCGCCGTCTATCACCTTGTAGTCCGCGATATGGGCTAGGTCGCCGTATTCATCCCCAGTCCATTCTTCGGCTAAGAGTATCGCCTCTTGCTCGTTCTCGGCGGTAAAGGTCGTGACCATCGTGGCGGTTACTAGTACCTTGTATTCCTTCATTAGCGGTCGCCTTTCAGTGGTCGTACTGTGAGTGCGCCACCTGTAGGGCAGTCGTGGTGAGACAAGAGCGCAACAATTTTGGTAGCGGTTACTCGGTAGCGAAGTATCCACTCGCTATCAACAGTCATTAGCCTGAGTAGTTCTACGGCGTTTTTGGCTTGACTTATTCCCGACATCGTGCCATCCCACACTGGCAGGTCACTGACGCGCCACCAGCCGTATTCGGACTTGTCAAATAGGTGTGCCGTGTCAATGGCGAAGCACTCCACCACATCATCCCAACAACTGCCCCCACAACCGTGTTCGTGGTCGCAGTCGCAAGTGTTGCTAATCGTTGTGAGTAACTGTGTTTTAGTCATACCCAAACACTACTCAGCCGACAGACAGAATATTCTGAGGGGTCGCGAGCCCCGCTGTCTTAAGGGCGGGTTTGTTCTTGCGGGGCCCCGAGCGAACGAAGCGGATAACGAAAGAAGCCCCCCGCCGTAAACTCTAACGAGCGCGACAACGGGGGGCGTTTCGTTCGGCTATGCGTACCGACACTCCATAAGAGTACCCCAGCCGAGATTACCTTGCTCTTTGCTCCCCTCGGCTGTGGCGTAGAATATCGCCTTCTCACCGAGAATATACAAATACTCTGCCCACGCAAACTCCGTATCGCTCTGTGTAAAGAACGGCTCATTGGCTTCCATGTCCGTATGGGCGAACCCGTAGCCTTTCACATAGCCGAGGTCATCTCTGCCGTAGTGAACGCCGTTCTGCGCGTTAGGGTCAATGCTTGACCACGATAGGCGATTATGTAACAGGGCTGTGCGAACCTCATCCACTCCATCACGCAACACAAGCGCGGTGAGTTCGGGCAACTTGGATACTGGCGAACCATCCCAATGACAGTAGCGACCACGCCACCCATCTCCGTGTGGCTCTGCGATTATTGACCGTGTACTCATTGTTTGACTCCCACATGGCAGGCGCACCACCAGCACACGATATTGTCTAGGTGGTCACTCCATGTCGGCACAAAGTTACTGTGCTTATGCGTCATGAGGTCGCCACATTCATTACATGGCGTACCTTCGTGTTCACCTATGTAGTCAGGCTCGTTCACACATTCCCCCAGTCACACTCATCACAAGTAATCCACACGGTACTGCCGTACTCGCCAACCTCAAAGACGCACGCATAGCATGGGTCATTCGTGGGGATAGCAGACTTGCTGTGTTGGCGTAGTCCGAGAATATTTCTGACTACAAGTGTGCGCTCACTATCCGCACACTCATCTATCCGCTCAAACTCTGCCTCTGTCCAGTTGTCCGTATCTGCGACTAGCAAGCCCTCAGTACTGCCCCATGTGCCATCTGCCGTGAAGTAAGTTCCCATACCATCACGCTACTCAACCGACAGATAGAATATTCTGCCAATGGTAGCCCTTTCCACCACCGTCATATAAAGCAGGGAATATCCGAGCCTTTCTTTCTGTGCGTGTTTGTCCGAGTGTGAGTACAAAGTGCCGAGCGAACATATGTTCGTAGAGCCCCGTAGGGTCGGGGTGTTGGCGGGGCTTTTTGAAGACTAAAGCGGACGAGCCTTCACCAGCCTCGAACATCTTGCGCACTCGTCGTCGTGGTTGTAGATAGAGAGTATCGTGGGGCACGAACGGCACACCCTCTTAGTGTCTACGTGTTCATTGCGGCGCGCACTTTCTGCGCGGTCTTGAATATTGCGACGGAGTGCCGCTTTATTGGTGTATGGCATTAGGTTTCCTTCGTGTAGTTGTAGCACTGCTGTGGTGAAGCGTGGCAGGGTAATAAGCCACATCACATAAATGATGAATACTCCTCTCACCCTAGCCTCGTTTCAGTTCTTATTGGTGGATATAAACCTATCAAGCCGACAGACAGAATATTCTCGTCGTTACTGCGGAGCCCCGCCGACGACAGCAAGAAACTCCTTACCGTAAACTCTTGAAAGAGCGCGACAGTAAGGAGTGTTGCTGATTCTTAGGCGTTGTAGTCGTCCTCGTATCCATCAAACCATACGCCAGCCTCACGGCTATCTGAACGCTTACAATGCGCTTGCGCCTCTGCCAGCGTCAAGCCTGACGCTCGTGCCACGTTGTCAAAAACGTTCATGTCAAAGTAGTTGCGTACTATTCTGTAAGTACCTGTGTAGCCGTTGGTCTCCATTTTATTTACTCCGAATCATTAGTTGTTCAACCTCTGCGAGAAATACCGCTGCGACTTCTACCGCGTCTTTTTTCTCAAAGCATTCAGCATCGCCATACTCTACCCATTGAGCGATACCGCTTCGCGTACCTACGCCGAGATATTTCCCGTCTTTTACTACCCGATAGAATTTTCTGTTCATTCCCAAGCGTCCTGTCCGAGCGCGTAGCCCGTCTCGTATTCCGTCAAGACTTCATCGCGTACTTCATCGGCTACTACCGCGAGCAAGTCGTCAAGTAGTTCGGCTACCGACTCCCCCGCCCACTCGCCAGATAGCGGAGTCTGGGTAAACCTGCCGTGCCGAGCGTTGTCTAACCCTGCGTCAAACCCACGCTGCCGTGCGTCAATGAGTGCTGTATCGGTTGGTGTCATATCATCAGACTACCAATGCGACAGACAGATTATTCTGCCCGTTCGGGGAGCCCCGCTCATTGAGAGTGCCTGCCGGGGCTCCACCCCGCCCAAAGAGGCGCGCCCCCGCGAAGGAACGCGCCCCAACAGGCGACTAAAACATCTCGTCAAGGTCACGCGGGTCGGAAGGCTCGAAGTAACGCTTGCCGTTGGTGAGGCAAAGCTCCCCGAACTCACCGCCCTGCTGTGAGCAGCCCGTGCTGTCACAAACGCGGCAAGTTGGTGTGTTGTCGTAAGTCAGGCAAAACTCGCCCAACTCACCGCCCTGCTCCTTACAGGTCTCCTCGCAGTAGCGGCACTTTGTGTCTGTGGTTGTCATCTTTGCCCCCTTCGGCTTGTCTTTTATTTTCAACCTTAGTCAGCCGACAGACAGAATATTCCGGCGCACCGGTGAGCCCCGCTATCAAGAGCGTGGTACGGGGCTTACGGCGGGCGATGTGTTCTTGAGTGTCTGGGCGATTACTCAAAACACTTCGGCTCGCCCTGCTCGGGCTGCTGAGCGCACGAGTACCAGTCTCGGGTATCGCCCTCGGGCAGACCCCGATTGTCCAGCAACTGCCAAACGCCGTTGAGTAAGCCGTATTCCATTAGTCTCTCAATTCTGCGGTGAACTCAAAGTCGCGCATTTTTATCTCTTGGTTAAGTAGTATGTCGTGCGCTAATCCGCACGCTGCGTCCTCGTCCTCGGCCTCTACATTGACCGATGCCCAAATACTTACCCGATACTGCCCCATTACTTCCCCCCTGCCCTGATAACGAATGCCACCCGAGCATCGGCCTCGGCCTGCGTAGCGAACGCTACAACTCGCACCTCGGAACCCGAGGGCATGTTACGGACTACGAACCACTCGCCATCGTAGAACTTAACTCCCCACTTTAATGTCTCTGTGTTCATGACTTGCCTCCTCTGTCGTTGTTGATAGGACAACTGTACCCCCGGCACAGACAGAATATTTTGGTGAGCCCCGCTCTCAAGAGCGCAGTACGGGGCTCTGCGCGAACGAACTCATTTAGTTTTTCGTGTCTCGCTGATTAGTTGTAGTTGTTTTACGCTCACCCACTCATCCATCGGCATAGTCTCGAAGCAATCGGCGCACATCCCCTCTTGTACATCGTTCACGCCGTTACAAGCGAGACAACGCGCCTTCTTGTTCACTCGTCGCCATCCACTATCTTAAAGTCTGCGCGGTGTGTGAGGTTGCCGTATTCCTCGCCGCACCATTCCTCAGCCGCGAATATTGCCTCGTCCTCATTCTCGGCGGTAAAGGCTGTCAGCATTGAGGCGGTGATTAGTACTGTGTATTCCTTCATCAGAAGTCGCCTTCTAGTGGTCGCGCCGTGAGTACGCCACTCCCATCGTGGTGTCCAAGTCTGCCGATAATCTCGGTGTCAGTTACTCGGTAGCCAAGTTTCCAGTCGCCTCGAACGGTCATCAGCCCAAGTAGTTCTTCAGCGTTTTTGGCGTGACCTATTCCCGATACTGCCCCATCCCACAATGGTAAGCCCTCTACGCGCCACCAGCCGTAATCGGACTTGTCGCGCAGGGCTTGTGTCTGTTCCTCAAAGTACGCAAGTTCGTCATCCCAGCAACCGAAGCACTCATCGCTAGGGTCGCCTTCATCATCAGCGCAAATACAGTCGTTGGTAATCTCGGTGAATAAGTCGGTATCGGTAGTAGTCATACCCAAACACTACCCACGCGACAGACAGAATATTCTCGGCAAGTTCGGCTCACTTATTCAGGGCGCGGTTGGAAGCCCCGCCGACAAGTGTGCGCGCTTTATGGTTACAACGCCGGGGCTTTGCTGAGACATAAAGCAACCCCCGCGCTCAACCTAAGTGGGGGCTTAGGGAACGCGAGGGGTCGCTTCTAGCGGAAAAACAACAACGGAAATCCGCTAGACCTTATTCAATCGCTCTCACAGTCATGTCCGTACGCCCAATCGCTTGCATCGGGGAATGTCTCGCCACACTCGGGGCAAGTGAATGAGTGCAGGCGGGCAATATATTCCTTCTGTCGGGCGATTTCGGTCGGTGTCATTTCGCGCCATCGTCATACGAGAGCCATACGGCGTTGTAAATACGGCGAGCCGCATTTAGTTCCAACTCCGATATACGCCCATCTGTAAAGGCGACCATTTCCTCACGATACGCGCTTGACGCGTCATTGAGTATGGCCCGCGCTGCGCGTGCTTCCTGAATGTTTACCCCTGACATAACTAACCCCCTCATTCGGGCAACCCCAATGATTGCCACTACTACTACTCTACTAACGCGACGGACAGAATATTCTGCGAAATTGGGAGCCCCGCTCTCTCTGGGGCGTGGTCGCTCTTGCGGGGCTCTGAGTGAGCAGGACATTCCGGGTCATCTCCAGAAGTTATCGGTCTAATTCTGCGCCGCTTGCGCCGTCTGGGTAACGCTCGTTCAGTTCCCGGGCTCGACGGTCTGCGTCTTTTCTTGTCTCGCAAGGCTCACACGACGCTCGCCCAGATGAGTTTACATACTTGCCAATGACCGTATCCAGCACGCTCCACGCGTTCATCAGGACGTCATCAAACTCCACTATGTATCGTTGCTCTGTGGCCATCACTCCCCCTCTGTTGGTGTACTACCACTGTACCAAGCCGACAGACAGAATATTCTGGCCGTGTCGGGAGCCCCGCTCTCTATAGGCGGGTTTGCTTTCGCGGGGCTTTTAGCAAGCGAATGTTGTCGGGCGAATAAAACCACCAGGCAATTTTTCCAGACGCTCACTCGCTGAACTCGTAGAGGCGCTTGTCGGAATTGTAAAACCTGTTCCATCTGCGAGAGTCTCTTTGCTCGCTCGGAATGACCGGAACGATATCGTAGTCAAGGTCGGCCTCGTAGGCGATATCCAGAGCCTCTGACAGAGTGTGCGCGTAGTCATGGGTCGGCTCGCCCATCTGGTAAATGTCCCACCGACCCATATACATCTCGCCGTTATCGCGTGGGTCAAAAGTAAGTACTTCACTAAAAAACTCTATCTGGAACTTACTCACAAGTGCCCCCTCGTTGGTCATACCACAACTGTACTCGGCCGACAGACAGAATATTCTGGCCGCGTCGGAGCCCCGCTATGCTCCGAAAAAAAACCAGCACCCGCCGGAGAAATCTGACGGGTGCCGGTTCGTGTAATTATTTTGAGATAAGAATTGCGTCGCCCTTTTCGGCTAGAACCATTGAGAGTTCGTCTGCGTCGGTGTGGTACCAGATGGTGACGTATTTCCCGTTTACCTCGACGCTGCGAACTGTGCCGGTCTGGGTCTCGGTGTCTCCCCCGCGTGTGAAAACTATTTTCTCACCGGCGGTAAGTTTCTGAACTTGCTTTTCTTTGCTGCTCACAATTGCCCCCTTCGTTGTTGTTGGTACTATCACTGTACCCCGGCGACAGACAGAATATTCTGACCGGAAAAATCATATGCGGGGCTCAATAGGTGAAGTTTCACTCGTGAGCCCCGTAGGCCTAAGAGAAAAATAAATGTGGCCAGATATTCATTCGGCCAGAATAAAGTTTGTGTGTTCTCGGCAGGTTGGAACCCACTCAAGTATTGCGCGCGCGAAGCGCCCGCCAGATTTCTCTGACGGGCGACTCTTAATCGTCGTCGCGCTCGTCGTTGTAGTCGCGCTCCTCATAGTAATACTCGGTCGCCCTGTCCTCCAGCGCGCGGATGATAGGTGCCTCCTCGTTCCAATGCGCGTAATCGGCATTGGATGAGAAACGCTTATTTTTGCCGCCCATTACTTACCCCTCTCGTAGTAGTTACTACAAGAATATCCAACCGACAGACAGAATATTTCGCGCGGGTCGCGCCCACTCCCTTCGGGGCGGGGTTTCTTTTCGCGGGGCCTTACGCGCGCGAAGCGATTACTAACGATACTTTGATTTTTAGTCGCGGTAAGCACCGCGCCTGCCAAACTTGGCGAGAGTGTGCTCATTCAGCGTGTCGTGGCGGTCGCACCACGGGAATACATTATGCTCCGCGCCCGTGCCGCGCATTTCTACTTCGCCCTGACACGGGCCGAGTGGGTTGCCGTGGCCCACGCAGTCGCCCGCCGTGAACGGCAACTCGTATTCCGTGCCGTGGCTGTCGTATGCGAACTTGCTCATTTCGCGCCCTCATTGTACGTGGCCCACGCAACGCCATAAGCGGCCCTAGTCGCATAGAACGCGTCTAGGTTCTCTGGCGTGGGCTTGAGCAACATCGCGGCGTGCGCCACGCGGTACGCGTCTGACGCGTCATTGAGAACGGCCCGTGCCGCGCGACCCACAGCGCGAAGTTGCGCCGTCTTGCGATTGACACCCATCACTAACCCCCGTTTCTAGGCGACCCCAATGACCGCCACTACAACCAGCGTACAACGCCGACAGATAGAATATTCTCGCGCGGGTCGCGCTCACTTCATATAGAGCGGGGTTGTCGGGGCTTTACTGGCGCGAAACGATTACTGATGATTTCTTAGTAGCGGCCACGCCCACCGGTGGCGGCGAACCCCACACTAGTTGTTACTGGTTAGGGAACCCACCACCCGCGGTGAAGGGAATTGGCTCGTCCAAGTACCCTGTGGGGCAGTCGTTATTGATTGGCAAGACCTGAACCATAGCGATTGGGTCAAGGTCGCCTGATGCCACCAAGTCCTGAACCCAAGCCCAGACCATTGACGAATTTAGCACTCGCGTGCGTGTCGCCGGTTGCCCCTTGATAACGAACGAAACCGCCGTGCGGTCGCCGAGCGCCCCTACCGTGAATACCTGTGTTGTTGTCATACTACGAGCATACCCAACCGGCAGACAGAATATTCTGCGCGGCCACATTTGGGGGCGGCGGTGCGGGGCTCTCGGCGAAAAAACAGGCGAATATTTATTCAGCCGATTACCTTTAGCAACTTGTCTAAACGTGCGCTGGACTCAAAGAGTGTTGCTGGCAAATCGTACGACTCGCCGTCCATCTCGCCGTCAGCGTTGTAAATCCCGACGAGTACTGCGTCCCCTACAAGGTACTGTCCAAACATTCCCGAGACGATGGAATTTACGTCAAGCCCCAGCAAAAGCCCCTCGTCGTGGACGTAGCAAATCGCGCCGAGTTCGTAGTTCGTCACGCCTGCGAACCACCCGCCAACTATTTCGTTGATGGTGACGTGTTCGTTGTCGTGAGAAATATCAACGGCTTCGGTGGTGTTGTCGGTTCGGACGATGAGCGCGCGGTAAGTTGAGTTGGTCATACGGTCAGACTACCCCACCGACAGACAGAATATTCTCAGAAACCCGCCCCCGTTTTTTTAGAGCGGGGTATCGGGGCTCTCGGCGAACGATTAGCCGTACAGCAACTTGTATAACTGACGGTTATACTCGGCCAACTCATCGGCATATTCCTCGTCGGTAAAGTCCTCGTCGTACCGCTGACGCTCGTCGGTGTCGGTCATTTCCAGCAACTCGCCTGATAGACGGCCTCGCCAACGCCATCGCAGTAGATATCGGACTGAGTGTCCTCTACGATTTCTTGGCCTGCGTTTGCGCCTCTGACGATGTAGCGAACACGGCTGACGATGTAGGTGTCCATCCAGCCCAGCACGACTTCTACACGGCGAGCGGTGTCTATCGGCAAGAACAGGCCGACCTCGTCACCGTCTGTGGTGGTGAACTTCCCCACACGGCCACCCGATACGCCGAGAATATTTATTCGGCCGATTTGCTGAGCGATTACCCGATGGTCACACGGCCTGCCCTCACGGACAAGGCTGACGATGTTGTGTGAGCCTGCGTTTTTCCAGTTGAGTTTCATACAACCAGCGTACAACTGCGACAGACAGAATATTGTGGTGCGGCCACATTATTTATTTGCGAAGCCCCGCTTGGGCGCAAAGCAAATCCCACGCTCTCTACGCGAAGTGGGGGCTTGGCGGAGTGCGTGGGATTGCTACTAGCGCGGAGACCCAACTTGTATCCGCGCGAGTTCTTTAATAGTCGGAGTTGTCTGCGTCCAAGAAGGAATCCAAGTGTAGACCCTCTACGATATCGCCTACGCTCTTGCTCAGACCGTTTGGCATTAGCAACACGGTGTCAAAGTCACCCTCTCGCCCAAGCGCGATTGCCTGCTTGGCGATTGGAATAAATATGAGATTAACGGCTGGATAATGGTTGTGGCGTAAATGGTACTCTAACGCCGCGCCCATAATCGTCTGCTCTAGCAAATCCGTGATTACTTGCTTACCCATTAGCAACCCCAATCAGTAGTAGGAATAAATATCGGGCGAGCCTGTCGCAAATCATTTCTAATCCGCGATTGTCGTTAAAGTACAACCTTCAGTCGCCCGACACAATCAGACTATCACGCCGACAGACAGAATATTCTAGGCAACCCGCGCCACGCACCTAGGGCTCATTGTCTCACGCGAGCGAACGGGTGTCCGCCGGGGCTCTTGGCGGGCGAATTGTCACCGCCACTCCGACATCCCAAGCCCACACTCGCCGCAATTCTGCTCGCCTAAATCTGCCGTATCCCAACTCGCTACGGGGTGTTTCATATTGCCTTCAGGGTCTCGCTCTGGCAATTTATCGCCACACTCGCCGCAATAAATATCGGCAAAGTATGTGAAGCCCACTGTAAATCTGTCTCGCATCATGCCACCTCGCTCAACATCGCCTTAGCGGCGTTCGCTTGCTTTAGCCAATACTCGGGCATGCTCTCCATCTCACAAAGTCGCCGCCAACCCTCAGTGGCATCAGAACCAGTGACGTGGCGCAAGTTGCCGACCATGTCCACCATCTCGCCCGCTTGCTCCTCGCTCACCCGTAGGTGCTTAGCCAGTGTCGGCAAGTCAAGTAACTGCCACTTAGTCGCCCCCGCCCAGTATGCGGCGTTGGCGTAGGCGTGTAGCGGTGTCCCGTTCTCGTCGGCTAAGTGTAAATCCGTCAGCGGCTTGAGTTTGGGGAACTCGCTCAAAATCTCATCATGAATTGCGCCCGCCGAAACTAGAACCCACTTGCCGTTGCCACCCCTGCGCTCTAGGCAACCAGTGATAGAAAAATGCGGTAACGGATTAGGCTCGTAATGACAAATATCGGCGATTACCGTTATGCGATGTTGCTCGCCGCCCGTCTCCCGATAAGTCTTAGTCCACTCCCGTAGGTAAGTGCGCGTCATAGTCATATGGTCAATGTAGCACCGCGACAGATGGATTATTCTCGCCCCCGAAGAGCCCCGCACCCCGCCCTGAATGAAGTGAGCGCGACCCGCCGAGAATATTCTGTCTGTCGTTGGGATACACTCGTATCAACTACTAACGAAGGGGAAAAAATGACAGTCAGCATTATTGAGAAGGCACTAATGGCAGAAGGAATAATCCATGAAGGATTACTCTCGCAGTCAAGCAACGCGTTCGGCATGAAAAAAGCCATGCTATTCGCGGTTATTGAGCAAGATGAGACAGTCTCGCTCACGCTCGCTAATGAGAGTGGCGATGTCTACGACTTGCTAGACAGCGACGACAGCCGACAGGTAGCGCAAGTTAGCGACTACATAGCGGTGCTCACTTGTGGTTGGGCTATGCCGACAGACGGCGACGACGAGAACAGCGAACTACGCCCATCGGAACACCCGCAGAAACGACGCGTGAGATTACTCGTACTCGCATGCGCCGACGGTGTGGCGAGCGTGTTGCGTTTCCAAGATGACCCTGACGAAGTTATCTCTGATAATGACCAAGCGCGTGGCTCGCTAGCCGACGCAGTAAAAAATCTGTTCATCACGGAATAGCCGAACAGCAAGGACAACGCCCACTCGTTCACCCCCCGAACGAGTGGGCATTGTTTCGCCCCCAAAAAGCCCCGCTGGCTACCGGTACCCCGACACCGGTGTCCTAGAGAGCAGGGGACGTCTGTTATTTATTTCTGGCGGGGCTCTAAACGCGGTCAGAATATTCTGTCTGTCGGTGGGGTACAGTTGTCGTATGGGAAACAACGACACCGAGGGGGCAACAATGACACAGCGGCAAATCAATGAGACAGTTCTGGTACTGATACGGGAACGGCTGATGACGATAGTCGAGGCCATAGACGGCGACGACATCGGCTGCGGCGACTTCGACGAGTACGACGACATCCTCTGCACCGATGTCATCGAGGAGAGGCTACAAGGGCTGGTCTCCTCGTTCGGGGGGTCATACGAGTTCGGCGGTGCTGACGGCTGGTCGTACGCGCTGAAGCACCCGACCGAGTTGAGGTTCGCGGTCTCCGACTGGTACGGGGAGGCCAAGTGACCACGCCGACCGCCACCAAAATATTCTGTCTGTCGGCAGGGTACGGTAGTGGTATGACAACAACGACACGCAAAAAAGTCACACAAGCCCAAGCCGAACGGGTACTCGCCGCAATCAAAAAGCAGTTCCCGTACGGCGACACCGACACCGCCAAAATAATGTGGGACTGGAACACAAACGGTACACCTGTTATTTGTTGGGGGGACGGCGCGCCCGATGACTGGTGGGACAATTTTGATAACGCCGTCAAAGGCGTTTTCTGCGAGGCGATTGTTCCCTGCGTGTTGGGGATGTGTCGGGAATGAACGAGACGACGGACTGGTGGGTCGCGCTCCTTGCCGCGAAAACCGCCGAGGCGCAGACCTACGCCAACCACAATTTCCGCTCGATAGAAAAACGGGAGATTTTTATGAGCGCGTTTCATTGGACGATGGTGAACGCGCGCCCTGAAATCTTTGCCGCGCTGGACAGGGGCTGACCGCGTTTTAGCGATGGGAGCCCCGTTCGAGGCGATAGGGTGGTTAGATGACATTACCCACAGAAATCACCCGTGAAGACATTGAGACATACCTAGAGGACAGGGGAGAGACGGGGCTCTTGATGGATGGATTCGATAACGCGCTCATCGGGTTTGCGCAGCGCATAAATGAACCCTTATTGGCTGTCTACGATTATGAGCGCATGGTGACCGTCTGTGTCGAGCGTGACGGTATGGATGAAGAAGAGGCCGAGGAGTACATTAATTTCAATTGTGTTGGCGCTTGGGTGGGGGAAAGAACGCCGATAATCGTTATGCCGTTTAGCAAGGTAGGGTGACCTTATGGACAACGACACGATAAGCACAGAGAAGACGCCCTACCCCTACTACGAAAAGAATGCTTACGCGCTCAACCAATTTGTCCCTATCGGCGACATCCAGTGGATGAAGCGAAGCGCGCCTTGTAATGGAGCCTCTACGATATTTTATGCTCCAGAGGGGGAGCGACAAACCCGGCGACTTCGCAGAGAGGGGATGGCGAAACAAATATGCGCCGACTGTTCAGTACAACCCCAATGTCTAAAATACGCCCGTGATAATGGAGAACTCTTCGGCGTGTGGGGCGGGGAGACGGAATTGGAGCGCTACCGCGCCGGCTTTTTGAAAGCCCGAATCGGTCACGTGAGGCGAAGGCGAGGAGAGTTTTGAGCAACTACGTTACGTTCTTGGCAGATACGTCTATTGCTTACGACGCGCTTGGACCCAAGACGACGGTGAGATACGGGCAGTTCTTTTTTAATGAGTTGCTAGAGGTTCGCCCAGACATCGCAGAAAAACTCAGAGGCACGGTGATGGACCCGTTCCAGAGAAATAATGTTCCACCACAAGTCCACGAGTTCGTAGAGGAATTGTGGGACAGACAGGATTAGACCAGCTTTACGCTGCGCTTTTGTCTGCGCGATATTTCGCCCATCGCTGACGCGCTGCTTCGCGCATGTTCTCAATGGTTTCGGGGGAGTGCTTTCTTCCCTTGCCCGAGGCACTTATTTTCGCGCGGTGCCCGGGAGAGAGTGGCTTCCCTATGGTCGCAGCAAGCGCCGCCGCCCTGGTCTTAACGGAGGGCGTTCTTCCCTTTAGCGCGGCACTCAGGTTCGCGCGATGTTTAACGGAGGGTGCCCCCCTTGGTACCCCTTTCTGCGCAACGCTCATTTTCTCGCGTGTTTTAGCGGAGTGTACATGCCCCAATACCCCATCCCCACCGTCGGTCATGTTTGTGAGAGGAGACCCAAGACTTTTGTGCTGCGCGATAAGAAATATTTCCCGCACCCCAGATTCTTCCCAAGTGAGCCTAGATTCAAGCACTAATGCTATGATTTCGCCGCCGGCAGAAAGTACACCCCTAACCCAATTGTTCTTATACGTGCAGACACTGCCCGCCGCCTCTTCAAGGTGCTGCTTGAGCCGTGGGATACTACTGTCCTTATTAGACCTACCGATGTAACGAACAACGCCGGGGTCTAGTGATGAGGATAGAGCGTATACGCAGGCCATTTACAATTATATCAGTACCCGCCAGGGCAACAACGTGTGTTATTCACTGGCGATGGCCGGTAAATCATTTTTGGGGGTATAAAGACTGGCGCTTCCTCTACGGGTGGCGCTTCTTCGGTGGGAGTTTCCTCAACGGGCATTCGGACGATAAACGGTGGAGAGCACGAACTCATCAACAGGCGCTGCGACAACCGGTGCTACGACGACCGGTGCTACTTCAATGACCTCAACCGGTGCTTCATCAACGACTTCAGCGACCTCAAGGGTCTCCTCGACGGCGTCAGCGGTTTCGTCGGTAAGTGGTTTCTTGGGTGCCATTGGGTGTCGCTCCTTGTAATCTTGCATGATTTCTTCGATATTAGTTTAGCGTACTTTCCGTCCGAGGCGTCATCTAATTATATATCACCCGCAGGCTAAGGGACTACGGGCGCTTCTCTTGCCATGATTTCTTTGACAATAAGCTTGGAATACTTGCGCCTTGCCTTCCAAATAACCTTATTTAGCTCACCCGCAGCCACTGTATCTCTCGCCTTATCTATGATATTGTCGTCGTAGACTCCATATCCGTCAAACATCAGTTCATCGAGGTCGGAGTTTTCGATGACGATATCGCTTATCCAACCTGCGCGACCGTCAATGGCCATCATCAATTCGCACATGCCTTCTGTGCCGAAATCACCGTATAGACGGTTCACAATCAGTCCGCATAGGTGCTGCCGGTACATATTCTCCATCTCCGGCCCATTGGAGATGAATTCTCCAAGCCAAACAGCTAATTCTTGCCCGGATTGCTCCTCGCTGTCGTCGTGGCCATCAGACTGTTCCGCGTAACTGTTGTCATCTGACATCTGCGCCACCGTTCTGTATTGTTCCCGACCAAACAATGATAACGTTTTTTTTATTGTGAAAAAGAAAGGATGATATCTTCGGCCAATGCTTTACGCTGACTTACCCATGAGTGCGAATCCATCGAAGCCAAAGCGCGCTCATCAGGCGGAGCGTCGCGGTAATGGTCGAGGTACTCTACAATCGAATTATAAGAACTCCATCCATTGAACCCGTAGGCCGCGCCGTTGTTTTGATTCCCGTAAATTCCACGCACGAGACTCAGGACTTTATCTCTGTTCCCAGTTTGGCGAACAGTCGCGGACTTCTCGGCCGGGAACACATTATCCAATAGCGTGGTGAATTGTTTTGAGTTCGCAGGGACTTTGATGGACAGCATTTTCTCCGCCGTCTTGGTGAACGACTCACTCCAAGCCGTAGAGATTTCCAGGACATGCTGTGCGTTCTCAAGAGCGTTCTCCAGGTTCCGGGTGTGACGGGCTGTGAAAATACGCTTTGACTGCTTCATCCCGGCGATTACGGTATTGCGACAGACTACTCGGATGTTGGTAAATGCAAATGTTACGGGAATTTTTCCGTTGTGGCTATTTCTTACAAGTAGATATCTGTCAATGACGTCATCTATGCCGTTCGGGTCGATTACCAAGCTGCCCAGGTCAAGGCATGCAAAAAACTCGGCTCCTTCATCGAGCACGCCGCATGTATCCACTACTGTGTCCCCCTTGGAAGCACCAACAATGTCAAGCGCGTAATTTAGGCACTCAGCGTTCTGCACGACGTTGTATCTTGAACCCACAACGGCAAGTCCATCGAATGTTCCATCATTTGGATTCACCCGTACAGTTGCGCGTGCACCCTCGATTATCACGGGAGCGTTGTCACTGTTTAGTATGAATGCACCCGCATCATCAACTGCGGCTATTTTCGTAGTGACCACGTCAAAGTCTGCCTGCGCTGCTGTGAGCATGGCTTCAGCGGTTTGCAGCCCCTGCATGCTTACGCCGAGTCTATGCCACGGTATTTCTCGGTTTGAAAAAGCCATCTTGGCCTTGCCGTCTTTATCTAGCTCAAGTCCGTGCGCCATTTTCATTTCCTCGTTCCGTTAGATTTATCTGAACTCCAGCATAGCCGTGTTCCCTTGCCGGTGGCGATACTCAATCAGGAATAGAGTCCCCTTACGGCTATTGCGCGGCTTACAGACACCCAGTAAATTTCCGAAGCCCGGAGCGGGGCTGTTAGGAAGCGAATAGCCTTCCGTCTTTACAGGTTCTTAAACTTGCGAACGTGCCGCTGGATTTTGGCGAGCGCAGGGCAGTCTATATCTTTGAGTGACCAGCCGTACTCGTCTAGTCGGTCAGCGAAGGCGTGCCAGTCGATAGGCTCATCATCATCGAACCAGCCCTCTAACACTTCCTCGGCAGCGGTCAAGCACTCCTCGGTTACGTCGAGCGCAGTTTGGATTATCGTCGCCATTAGATTTGATTAAACTCTCGCCACAGGTCGCCTAGCCCTTTTGGATAGTTCGGCTCACGCCTCTTGCGCTTGGCTGGTGCTTTTTTTACGGCTTTCTTTTTTGCTGGCATTTAATGCCCCCTCTAGTTGTTGGTACTACTACCCTACTTCACCGACAGGCAGAATATTTTGGCTGCGTGGGGAGCCCCGCTGCTGGAGAGTTTAACTTGAGCGTTTGCTGTCTACCCATGCGCCATCGTGAGCGTATCGCACTTGAATGTCTCCATGACTGTAGGCAAAAGAGCAACACGGAATTTCTGCGTCGCAAGGGTGCTGCCCGACTTCAAAGTATTGCTTTAGTAACGGCAGAGCGTCAAGCAGTTTCAGCACGCACCCGTGGCAAAGCACCCACGGCTTACTTGTCCTGTTGCCAAGCAACACTTGGATATTATCCGACCAGCCGCCGTAATAGCCAAAGTTCTCGTAATCTAGCACCCATCCGTTATCGGGAAACTTGTCTTGCTGCGTGGCGGGGTGTTCTAATTCGCACCCGTGGCAACGCACCATTTTATTCGTCATCGGATTTTAGTCCTCGTGCCCACGCACCAAAAATCTTTGGCAGGCATAAGCAAGGTCGTCAGGGTGCATGTGGTCTCTCTCCGCTGATTTACTTGGAGATAAAGCCCAACGCAACCAACGCTCAAAGTCTCGCGTGGTGGGGTCATCAGTTCTGCTCGGGTCAATGTAGGTGCGAACAAAATGGGGGAGTGTTGATAACCCGAGCCGATTCATCGCGCCGATAACCCCAATCATCCTGTATCCGATGACTGTTGCGACTTCATCCATGTCGTACTTAACTGGCGTGCCTACTGTTTCATTCGTCATCAGATGAATCCTCTCCATCAAAGTTAAACATCTCAATCCAGCATTGCGGATGTGTGCCTGAGATTATTTGCTCGCGCTCAGGTGCTGGCATATTCGGGTAGCACTCTTGCATTAGACCGCCACGCGCCCGCGCCATTTCGCCAAACTCGGCTTCGTGAAAGTCAAGCGTAAGTTCGCCAGTCTTGCCACAATGGTAGCAACGCTTAGTAGTGATGGTCACTTGATTGTTCAGGGCGGTTGTCATACCACAACTCTACCTAGCCGACAGACAGAATATTCCGCCTGCGTGGGGAGCCCCGCGCCATGAGTGTCACTCATCATGAGTCTTCGCGACGATTGATGCCCATGCATCGGGTTGGTTTTCGCGCATCCACTGTGCCGCTAATACTCGACGACGACCCGCACGACGATTGCACGCGGCGGTCTTGTCTTTCCCGTTGGCAGTTGTCCGATACGCAAGGTGATACGCCCTCTGTGCTGCCGTGCATTCAGCGCATCGGCAACCATATCTGTTGTAGGTCGAACATAACCCGTGCTTAATCGGCAGTTTTGCGCTTCTCATCCTTCACCACCGAATTCCATCTCGTGGTCAGTCTGCCAGAGCGCGTAGATTTCTGCTTTTAGTTCGACATTCTCTGCTCGTAGATGTTCCACTTCGGTTTCAAGAACTTTTGCGGCGGCATACACGGTCATTGTGCGGTTGTGCCAATCCTCGCCAATTGCCCTGATTGCTTCGGCGACAAGACTTGCTTGAGTCTCTTTCGCTGTTTCTATTTCGGGCGTTACCACCTTGAGAGTTTTGATTTCATCCACCAATGTCGTGAGTACATCAACCACGTCATGGAGCAACCCGCGCATGTCACGCGTCGCTTCCAGCGTGTGCGTCACGTCTAGTTGCATTCGGTATTCGCCGGCCGTGTTCATTTCGTGTCTCCTTTGTTGTCTATGGCTTTTAGTGTTGCGTCGCAGATTTCCCGCGCAGTTTTTTCCGCCTCATCACAAATTTTCTTCGCAGATTCTACTGTCTCATGATAAATTTTTTCCGCAGATTTTATTGCCTCGTAACAAATTATTCGTGCGCGACATTCCGAGTCCTCAAGGACATACATCGCCGCCACCATCGCCTCGGGGTTGACCGTCATTTCGTGTCTCCTTTGAGAAACTTCTCAATGTTCACGTCTTCGAGACTGTCGCCAAGAAATCGCTCCTGGAAATCCACTTCATCCAGAAACGGGTTGATTTTCTCCATAATGGCATCACAGTCCACCATTATCTTGAGCCAATGCGCCTCAGCCACCTCACGTGACCCGTGGGCTCTGATGTCGAAGTCGCTCATGGCGTCGTAACGCTCACCTGCCTCGAAGCGAGCAGACCATACGGCTGTGTTCATTCGCTCTAGTTCATCGATAGTAAATGCGAAAGCGTGCGTTGTCTCGGGCATGGGGTAACTATATCCAGCCGACAGACAGAATATTGTGTTGATGGAATATTTCTTTTTAGAGCCTGGCGGGGCTCTGCGACCAGAGCGAGCACTCTGGCCACCGCTGATTACTTGTCTATTGGCAGGGTAATCTGTTGGCCAACGCTGATAGTACTGCCGTAAGTATCTACGAGGATATCTACTGCGCGAGACACATCACCTAGACAGTTGGCGTGAGAGAGAGAGTAGAGCGTATCGCCCTGCTGAACGATAATCGCTCCCTTGTCGCAGGTGAATGGGTCGGTCTGTATCACTCTGTCTACGACAAGCAAGACAAGTCCAGTAGCGAACATTAGAGCAAGCACTTTCAGATATGGGCGCGTTCTTAGGTGTAGTCGCGTGGTGCTCATTAGCCTCATATCATCGCTCCTAAGGCGGACACCCCAAGTGGAAACAAAATGAATACGCTAACAAACCAAATTACATACCCCATTGGGGCAAGGGTTTCTCCACTGTTCCTACGCTGAAAAAAACTGGAGATGCCGTGCCAAAATGACCACCACCAAAAACCAAACAATATAAGTAAGGCTATCCCAATAATGAATTGGGCTACATTAATAATGAATGACATATCTGCTCCCCCTTGTAGTAGTTGATGTAACTGTACCCCCTTGACAGACAGAATATTTTGACACCCGTAGACACCCGTAGCATTTGCGCTCTCTCGGCGCATTGGCTCACCGTCTAAGTAAAGAGCCGACCTAGTGTCAGCCGGGGCTTAGAGCAAACCATTTGGTCACCTGTCTATTGGTAGGGTAATCTGTTGGCCAACGCTGATAGTACTGCCGTAAGTATCTACGAGAGCGTCCACCGCACGAGATACATCACCTAGACAGTTGGCGTGGGCGAGAGAGTAGAGCGTATCGCCCTGCTGAACGATAATCGCCCCCTTATCGCAAGTGAAGAGGTCGGTCTGTATCGCTTTGTCGGTGATGAACAAGATGAGACCAACGGCGAACATCAGAACGAATGTTCTCAGGTACGGGCGAGTTCTTAGGTGTAGTCGCGTGGTGCTCATTAGTTGCTATCCGAGTTCAGGGCGAGTTCTTTCACCGTCACCGAGTGCGACAGTAGGTGCTGACCTAGCATCAGAAGTTGCCACTGAAGGACAATGTACTTGCCTTGGTTGTAGTCGCTCACTGCGTGTGAGAAGTTGTGAAAGTCGCTTGAGTCGCCTGTCGGTGATTGAACGCTGAACTCAATTTGTCCACCGTTGCTATAGCCTGTTCGCTCAACACGGTACGAACTAATCATTCCTTTTGGCAGTGACGCACCGTCATCGCTTGTTATGAAGAAGCCATATTGCTGTGCTGTCTCAAACTTTTCTAGTGTCAGTTTCATAATACCCCTTTGTTGTAGTTGTTGATATGACTATATCCCCCTGACAGACAGAATATTCTCAGACACCCGTAGACACCCGTAGGCACTTTGCGCGTTCTCGGCGTTATTGGCTCTCTCGGCTGAGGGGGTCATTGGGGGTCGGGCGGGGCTTTCCGACCGAATGGCTGGTCGTTGGGGTCGGGGTGTGGTGCTGCTGATGAAGTACCAATAATGCCCTGATGATGTGTCGGGGTGGGTGGGTGGGTGGGTGGGTGGGTGACTATGCCATCCCATTCATCGTGCTCATCTCATACTGCTGACATTCGGCACGCTCGCTAGGGTGTGTTGGGTACTTCTCGCTCAATCCGAATATCACCTGATACAGGCGATGTGAACGGTGATGCTCTTGGGGTGTTTCGTTAGGTGTCATTGCGTTCCCTCTCTGGTTAGGTTGTGCCTCTCCCTATGTATGTGTGTGGTAGGTGTGACATTCTCTGGGGTGAGGGGGTGATGATGGTGAGTGATGATGTGATGATGGCGAGTGATGATGATGATGTGATGATGTGATGATGATGAGGTGGGTGAAGTGATGATGATGATGTGCCCCCGGGTGAGTGATGTATGTGTATGTGATGTGATGTATGGGTATGTGATGATGAGGTGAGGGTGATGATGAGGGGTGATGATGATGTGATGATGGGGTGTGAGGGTGGTGGGGTGAGGTGATGAGGTGGGTGAGGGTGATGATGACGTGGGGGTAGTGATGAGGTAGGTGAGGTGATGAGGTGGGTGAGGGTGATGATGACGTGGGGGTAGTGATGAGGTAGGTGAGGTGATGAGGTGGGTG